CACCGATGTGGGGTCCCTGGGTTTTGGTGATGGTGTCGTTGTTTCTGACGATGCCACTGCTGCAACAGATTCCACCTGTCCAGAACTTTCTGCGTCAGTGTCATGTGCGACTGTGGGAGAGGAGTTAAAACCCCTCTTCGGTCGTTGGACCGGAACTGTACAATACCCGGATGGTCAGACCGTCAATCAGACGAATGGCCAGCTGATGGGAGACCGCCGTAGTTTTCCGACTCTCTGCCTTATACATTTGGCGTCCAAGCGCGCTTTTTGTCGGCATTGGGGAATTTCCAAGCCTTTCATCCGTATCAACGGTGATGATGGTTTGATTGTTCTCCCGGCGGGCCTCGTTGAGAAATACTTCGATTGGATGGAGAATCTCTGGGAGATCAATCGGATGAAGACCTATGTCTCATCCAGATTTTTCAGTTTTAACTCCGTCCTCTATGATTTGCGCTCTTCTCGTCTTGTTCCCCTCCTTCGATTCAACATCGTGGACGGTAGGGACAAGCTTGGGAAGACGTCCGGTGACCCCCGCATTTATAATGCGATGGCCACCGAGTGTCCAGAATGGGGCATACGAGAGATGACCTCTTGGTTCATTTCCTCGTCTGTCTGGCACCCAATCTTATCGAAGGCCTCTGCCCATGGAATTAATTGGTTTTTGCCCGAAAGGGCCGGGGGCTTGGGTTTAAAGTACCCAGGCCCGTACACGGTCACTCCCCAACAACGCTTTATGGTACGGAAGGCGTTTGAGGGTTCTGATGACTATCGTGTGCGTATCTCCAGCCTCCCTAGGTTTGAAGATAAGGTGATGACTTTGAAGTTGCCGACTGGCTATGCTACTAGTGGCCAGCAACCAATGGCTCCGGCTCCTTTGAGAGTTAAGCCATTGGTCGGAAAGACTTCAATTCGTTACCCCCGGCTCCCGAGAGGCCGTGATTGGGGTGTGGATTATCTAGGTCTGATACCTGACGTTTGGAGGCAACGTCGGGTTTTGACCGGGTTTGGGGTTTCGGGTGTTGATAATACCCCTACTTCATTCGGCGAGAGCATAGAACACTGCGAGTCGTGTCTACCACATACCAATCATGAAGAAGAATCAAGCAACAGCTAAGAAAGCGACCGAGAAACTCGTGAAGAGATCGGAGGTCGACCTACACAAGATTATCGAAGAAGCATCTCGGATGTCTGATTCGGGTGTGCCTCGACATGTTGAAAAATACATCGAGCATTTCCTGGATCCCGCCAATCACGCTGCTGAACCTGCTCCTGCCTCGGGAGACAAGTACACCGGCTTGGTCGGTTGTGAAGACATTCTTTGCAACTTTGCTGCAAGTGTGGGAACTGCCAACTATGGGGCCGTGCTGGTCGATCCCTTCGGTAGTGCAGCTTGTTCAGACCGCGCTATTGCGTGGGCTTACAAGTCGTCCATC